ACAGAATTATTTCCGGAACCCTTATAATATCTAGTTCCATCTGTAATACTCATCGGGTGAGACCCTGTCTTTCCAACAATAATAACTCCTGAAAAGGGTCCCTTTACAGGGTTTTGCCATGTAAATACAATCGCCGTGGACGAGTACACGGCAACACTAAAAGACAGAATACTGCTTACTGAGAGAGTCCCTGTAAGTTTACTTCCATTCACCCATGCAGTCTGCCCGCTTATTATCTGCGCTGCCGTAGCCGTCGCACTGGTCTGACTTGCCAAACTGTTAGCCGTAACTTTACCTCCTCCATTGTGGAAACCGGCAGGCACCGTATAGGAGGCACCAGCATTCAAACTCAGGGACACCGCACCATGGTTTACCATAGAACCTGTTCTCTTAATCTTTGGATTCGAATTATAATATGTTTTTCCTTCCAGTACCTGACTATCTGATACGTCACCGGTAAGTTCTAATGTCCCCTCTACCACTTCATCATCGGAATCTGATGTAATTGCTTTATACCCCTTTAATACCTCTGACTTTGAAGCTGTACACTCATCAGAACCTGCTCCTGATCCACCGCCTCCGGCAATAATCACTTTACCCATTATCACTCACCCCTCTCAAATACACGCTGAAATCACCGGTCGGCTTCTTTTCTCCGCAGTAAAACGTTACATATCCGTCTTCTGTTTCCCCGTCAGTTATCATTCCAACCATTTTTCTTCTAAGTTTCACCTCTGCCGGAGATAATTCCTTTGGAGTACATGGACTGATTACTGGGTTATCTGACGCTTTTATCCCAGTTACCGCAACTTTCTGGCTGTATGGAATCATATTGCTCCAGCCAGATGCAGGAATAATGACCTCTATGGGCCGCTCATGCTGCTCCTGAATCTTCTTATTATAGAAAGTATTATTGAAAAGCTGTTCTATTTCAAAAGCCATTTCCTGACCGTCTGCCAGAGTCTCTCTGTCCCATTTTCTGATTTCCGTGGTATATTCAGGCGGATTTTTTACATTGCAAAATATCATAATTAAACCTCCTTAAAAAATTTCATCCATATCATATATCTGAGGAATGTCCGCATCTTTTCCTTTACGCATAAATGTCCGATAAGCAACTAGATCGCCGTCCGAATCGAACAACCCCATTTCCGATATTTCTCTTCCTGTTAGTTCGCCCTTATCCAGAGTAGAAGTAAAACGGCATGTCGATTCCGCATCATTTATGTATGCATGTGCTTCTATTTCTTTCTTCATTAACTCATTGTAAAGCCCAATTTCATTGCCTGTTGTTGTCTTAGGATGTCCGTTTTCATCCACGCCTCCGTCTCCCCAGAACTTCTTCCTGCCTGTTGTTGTTATTACTCCATTTGATGTTTTTGTCATTTTTCTCTTCCTCTCTTATAAAATTGATAAGCCACCATTTAACTTACGCCTACTATCTAATTTCCAAGTGTTATTCACTACATTTACGTTCATAACGCGGGTAGGACCTGCTGTTACCTGTGCCTCTGTTTCAGACGCAAAAGCCACTTTCTCTTTGCATTGTATATCTCCCCTTAAGTCAGTTCTAAATTTCAAAATATTATTACCTGTGGTAATTCGCTCCACAGTTACCATAGGTACTTTTATTCGTTCTGTCGCTTGTACAAATTCAGGAACATTCACCCCAAATCTGGATCTTATCGGATAAAAATCGATAAATTCTCCACTGTTATACCCATTCAGCCTGCGGCTGCCATCTAATAACCATTGATTGTCCAAATATAAGTGAGGCAGATTATAGCGAGGATAAAAGCCTGTCCAGTAGCGGATTGAATTTTTACAAGAAGTCTGAATATTATAATTTTCCTGATATTTGCTTAAAAAAAACGTCTCCAAATTGGCTGGTATTATTTCCCGAATCATTCCTTGAATACTTTTCAAGACAGTTATCGGCCTCTCCTTCACCACAAGCTTTAATTTATAAATATGATGAAAAATATATAATTCATAGTCTTCACCTAGCAAAGCTGTTAGCTGTTCACCTAATTTACTCTTCGAATAAGGGAGTTGGTAATTCCAATTTGCCAGAACTGCTGATCTTCTCTCATCAAGAGTAAATTGAGGCTCTGGTTTTAAATCCAAAAACAGCTCCCATTTCTTTATTCCCTGATAGTCTGCCGTCAAAATGAATCCAGCGTCCCAAAGATCCTGACAACCATCACAAAGTACTTTGAGTTCTTTGGCTTCTAGTTTGGCGATACTGTCAAACTCAACAAATTCCTTAACGTAGTCCGGGAAATAAGATTTCAAATCATTTTCTCTCCGATCATACATGAATTTCACCCCTTACAGCTATCCTGTCCGATGGAATTACATAATTTCCACTTTTTCCATTGATGTTTGTATCAAACACATCAAGTATTCCTTCCACATCGAGCAGTTTGCTTTCAATTCTGGAAATCCTCACTACGTTTTCATTAACCTCCTGCCAGGATTTGTTTAGTTCTGCAAGATAGGCATCTATTGCATTACTGATATCACCAAAGCACCGACTAGCATCATACCCTGTTTGATATGTAATATTAGTTACAACAGATATTTTCTCCTCCTCTGCTCCAACTACTGTTACTTCATGGCCAATAGGTGCTAGTCCATAACCTTTCCCTTGATTCGGCTCTGGGTCAATTTCATCCTGTACTGCTTGAATCAAATCAGCAGTAGGAATACTATAAGATGAATCAATAATAACCAGCTTCACAGTTCCACCACCGGCCCATGCAGGAAAGACCTTTACCCCTCCCACTCCGGAAATTGCAGATACCTTTTCTTTATAATCTGCTATATTTCCACCATACGCCTGTGATTTTAAACTATTAAAATAGCGCTTACGAAACCGCTCTGTTTCTTCCTCATCTTCTCCAGGTATTAATAATTCCGACAATTCTGCCTTTGTCAGCCCTTTTATATATTCAATAGGGATTAGCCTGCCGAAGTTGCTGTTTCCAGCTGCTCCTATTGTCTCGCATCGCATTCTATATTCACCAGTACCTAATCGTTCTACAGCTGTGTAATTAAAAACATTTAATGAAAAACGGCTGCCTATAGGTATTTCTATATTGAATTCTCCTTTTAATTCTGCATATGTAGCGGCTTTTGGTGTTACTCCACGCTCTGCTGCCCTTCGAATTAAAAAATCTCGGCTTGCTGAATCAGCAAACATTTCCTTTAAAACATGGTCCAATTCAATATACGTAATTGCAATTTCTGCTGCTGCCGGAGCCAAAGCCGTGTAAATGACGGATCCTTCTCTCCTATCCAGATCTTTTGGAACTCTATCCAACATCCGCCTCAAAATAACTTCATACGTCATATCCTCATACATTAAATACTCACCTCCTTTTCCATCATAATTTCACCATAAGTGGTATGAACCATAAACCTTACATGAAGGATTTTCCCATCATCTTCAAAGGAAAATGTATCAACACTCTGAATCCTGTCATCCTGCTGCAATGCTTCTTTGATTCTTTTTTTGATCTTTGCTTTTACCAGTCCTGTTGACTTCCCGAATAAGCCGTTAAGCTCCACACCATAATTCCAGCTATAAATGAGCCAGTCGAACCGTTCAGTATTAAGAATGCAGAAAACCGCTTGCTTTACCGCCTCCAAACCATCTACCGTTCCGATTACCCGCTTTCTTTCCGTATCCAGCCGAAAGGACTTTGACGGCATCTGTACCATTTTAAAATCCTGTTCCAAAATATTACCTGTCACCGGAAGCATGGCAACACCTCCTTTCCTACCATGTGCCTATTGCCACGTACTGTTGTCCTCCCCTTTTCTGAAGCAAAAGAACCTTTTGACCTTCTTTTAATCCATTTTTCACGGTTACAGTCACCTCTCCGACCCCAGGAATATTCATCACTTCCCCATGATCTGTAAACTGCTTCGGCAAAATAACCTGGGATTTGGATAGAATCGTTTTCTGGTCAATTTGTATTTCAACGGGATTTTCCTTTATTACAGTCCCCGGAATCACGTCACATGGATCTCCTGCTTCAACCGCCTGAATAACGATCCGCTTTATATTTTCAATCCATTCTACATCAGCCACTGACTTTCGCCCCCCTCAATGTCAAATCCATAGTATGTATTCCCTCGTCAATTTTATGGGCTGCAGACTCGATTACCAGATAATTTTTTATTCCCTCATCCTTTATATCAAGGAATACCGGAATCAGGCAGCCTGCCCGTACCCGGATATCTCCAAAGGCATCCTTGATGGTCAGGGTCCTGGATGGGCGGTTATACAAAGTCAGATATGTTTCCGCTATGGCCTGGCCGTCTGCCCCTTTATCAATAGACTCATCTTTCTGGAGAATTCCCCATTTATTGATATTTTCTGTGTGCTTTGTCATATAGATTTCTCTTTGCTTTGTATCACTGTTGTCACAATACAGTTTGATCTGGTTGTAAGTATCGCTGTCAATGCTGACCTTATAGTCATAATCCTGCGCTGTCTTGTTATCTATCATGATGTCAAGCTTCATGTTCTCCATATTTTTCAGAGAGAGTTTTCCTGCATCATCATAAAATGTAAACAGTTTTTTCGTATGTATCATTGCAAGATCCAGATTGTTCAAAATAATATCAAACAGCGTTTTATCCTTTTCCTTTCTGGAAATCCTGTCTCCCGTATCCTCTAATTCCCCCGTTTTCAAATGATAATCCCTGGCTATCATCTGGATCACCTCTCCGGCAGTTAAATCCGTGTAATTATAAGTCTCCTTATTTTTTAAATATCTAAGCTGATCGTACGCGGTAACCTTCATTTCTCCATCGCTGCTCCAGCTTCGTTCAAAAATAAATCCAAAGAAAACAGGTTTCCCATCCGCATCCAGACGGAGGGCATTGCCCTCCTCGATCTGGAGTCGTTTGTCCGGGATCAGGGTAAAAGAACACTTTCCTGGCTGCCCTCTGCGCTGTGTTTCCCAGGTAATAGCTCCTTTCACTACCGGTTCGTATACGGTCTGGCCGTTCTGGATATATAAATGTGCTTCCATTTTTTACCTCCTATGGCATAATGAGAACCTGTCCTGGATAAATAACGTTTGGATTTGTTATTTTGTCCCGGTTCAGATTATGGATTTCCTGCCACCGACCCCCGTTGCCAAGCTGTTTTTTCGCTATGGACCATAGACAGTCTCCCTTTGCAACCGTATAGTTCTTTACTGGCGGCGGCTCCCCCTGGCGTTCCTCTTCCTGCTGCCCAGACTCTATTTCCTGCTTCTCCTCAACAATGGTAAAATTCATTATTTTAGTTCCATAACTTTTATATTCCTTCATTGTAAGGGAGACAATAAGATCAAGTCCCTCACTCACATCATCTGTAACCTTATAATCTTCCAGAGTTACATCCATGCTGGTATCAAATAGACTGTTGCCTCCCATCCCTTGCCGGATAACGGTAAATTCAAAGGGGCTTTGGCCCTCCTTTAAATCCTGAAGTCTTTCCAGAAAATCCTCCGCACTGTCAATACTTCCATCCCAGACCGCACTGGGGTAATCCATTTGTGGAATGATTACATCAATGCTTATTTCAGCGAGGCCAAAGGATTTGACCAAATTGATCTCTTCTCCGTTTACCAGGTTTACCGTCTTGTTCTGCCCGCTATACTTGACAGGGATCTTTTCCGGAGGCAGTGGGAGAAGTATATCGTCAATATAAACTTCATATGCCATTAAAAATTCACTCCTTCCGCAGCCGAAGCAAGAATTTCGCTGGTAGCATCACCAAGCCTTCGATTCAGTTCATCATAATCAGTCATATTCTTTATGGTGTTGTTGTTATTTACATCTACCTTCAGTTCCGCCAGTGTAAAGCGGTTAATGATTTCCTGCTCTGCGGCATCCCGCATATATTTCAGCTCCTCATCCATGATATCCATTGAGTCTGCCATGGCTGCCGTATTCATGGCAGTATCTCCGGTACTCTGGGCAATGCTGTCGGCCGCATCCGACGGATTAAAACCCGAATTTTGATTATGCCTGTCAAATGTTTCTTTAATGTCTTCAAATCTTTTCTTTGCAGTAACTTCTGCTCTGTCCCCACCTGCATACGCTTTTTGGGCAGAATCTTTTAACCCAAACCGATTGAGGTCAATCCCGAAATCAGCAAGTGTCTTATCCATATCCAATTTGTCAGCCTTCACTTCATACGTTCCATTTCCATACTTCTCAGCAAGCTCATCGGCAATGTCTGACA